ACTGGAAAGATGAGTAAAAGAGAAATCGTATTAAACGCTTTATTTGAAAGGCTTTCAACGCTTGATGTGTCTGTTAAGCGCAATGATCCTCTGCCGCAGAAAATTCCTGACGGCGGTTTGGTTATTTTGCGCGATGGTAATGTCGGCGAGCCCGAGATTTTATTATCCCCGACTTGCTACATTTTCACACATCGGGCCGAATTGGAAGTCATTGTTCAAAAAGAAACACCGGCCGAGCGCGATCAAGCCTTGGACGGATTGTTGGTTCAAATCGGTGAGCTTTTACAGGAAGATCCTGGCCTGGGAGGTGAAGTTGATTACATGCATGCGGATCCACCCGAGTTTGTGGAAGAACTGGTCGAAGGTGGCGTAACCATCAAAGGTGCGATCGTTCCCATTGTCCTTGAATACACCTCAAATTCTAACTTAATTTAACAAAGGAGACAAATATGTCACGAGCATATGGCTGGAATGCCAAACTATTAATCGCTGAAGAAAGCACTTACGGCACTCTTTCTTCGGGACCTTATACCCAAGTGCCGTTTGCATCAAGCGCAATTGACAGCGAACAAGGGTTGATTTCCTCAAATGTTTTAGGCCTTGGCCGCGACCCGACCACACCATTCCAAGACGTTATTAACGTTGAAGGTGATTTGGCGGTGCCGGTTGACCTTAGAAACATCGGAATTTGGCTGAAAGCTGTCTTCGGAGTTCCGGAAACGACCAACGAAAATGGCGTTTATACGCATACATTTGAAAGCGGTAAAACCACGCTTCCGAGCTATTCACTTGAATTAGGACTTGCCGAAGTTCCTGAATTCATAAGATTCCTTGGCGCACGTGCGAACTCTATTGCCTTTAACTTTGCCAGGTCCGGTGAAGCACAGGCCACAGTTTCCTTAATGGCGCAAAGTGAAACAGCCTCGGAAACATCTGTTTCAGATGCACCGGAAGTTAAGAACTACACGCGCTTTTCACAGTTTCAAGGCTTTATTAAATCCGGTGGTGAAACATTGGCCAATGTGACCAGTGCCTCGGTTACCTATTCAAATAACCTCGAAAAAATTGAGACGATCCGGAGCGATGGTAAAGTTGAAGCTATTGACCTGGGCGTTGCCTCATTGTCCGGTTCGATTGCGGTTCGTTATGGCGATAATGCCTTGATGGATAAAGCTCGCGCCGGTGTACCGGTGGACTTAGAGCTCGGTTATCAGTTATCAGACACACAAAGGCTTGTTATCACTTGCCATGAAGTCTATCTGCCAAAACCGAAACGTTCCATTTCAGGCCCTGGTGGCATTGAATGTACTTATGATTTCCAAGGGGCCAAAAACGCAGAACTCGGCAAAATGGTAACTGTTCAATTAATTAACGATGTGGAGGAATACTAATGTTAAAGTTAAAGTTTAAGAATGAGCCTTACTGGTTGGATTTAGGTATGGGTGTCCGGGTAAAAGTTAAACCCTGCACATCTTCCGTATTCTATGAGGCAAAAGCCTATATGAATTCAAAGGTTGCCGACATGGCCAAGCGCATTAAAGATGTTCGCGAAAACGGTGCAAAAGATGAAAACTTGCCGGATTTAGAGGATATCACAAAGCGTGAAGCCTTTGCCGATCAGCAGTTAATTTTGGGTCTTGCGCTGGCGGGCATTATTGAATGGGACGGCATTTTAGAAGCCGACACAGACGAAAAAGCACCGCTGACACCGGTCAAAATTGAGGAACTCTTCACGAACTTTTGGAGTATCGCCGAAACATTCAGACAACAATATTGCGGCATTCAAGAAATACTCGAGGCCGAAAAAAACGCATATACGCCCGAGCAAGATGGCACTTCGGCTCCGGGCGAAACTACTGCCAAGGATGCGGCGAGCAAGAAATCAACTGCCCCATCTACAGATGCCGATACGTCGAAACAACCTTAAAAACAACAGAAGGACATCAGGCTTGGGAGGTTTTATTAAAACTTTCCGAGCCTGACCTTGGGGTTGCGCTGACGGTGGCTGAGAATTTGGGATTAAAAAGTGCGGTGATGACTGAACTGTTATCTGTCGGAATCCAAGGAATAAAGGCCGGCATGAATGATATGTCAGAAACTGGCAGAAGTTAAGTCCGATATCTTGAAATTTTATTTTGTGTTTGATACTAATAGAGTAAAAAGAAAGGATTAGCCATGAAAAATATACTTTTTACTTTATGTTTCTGCTTGCTAGCAATTCAGGCTCAAGCCACAGTTCGTTGTTCTGAAGATAGTTTTGGCAATAGGAATTGCTATGGAACAAACTCTGACGGCGAATATGTACACACCCGTTCTCGGACCGATAGTTTCGGAAATACTAATACATACGGAACGATCGGCAACAAGAATGTCAATACACGATCCAGGACAGACAGTTTTGGTAACACCAATACCTATGGCACTATTGGAAACTATAATGTAAATACGCGGTCTCGAACCGACAGTTTTGGTAATACCAATACATACGGAACGATTGGTACCCAAAATGTAAATACCCGTTCCCGGACTGACAGCTTTGGTAATACAAATACCTATGGCACTATCGGGAATCGAAACATTCACACGCGCTCTCGTAAAGACAGCTTCGGGAACACAAACTACTACGACTATTAAGTAAAACAAATTTCAACAAGGCACCTCAACCGTTTGGTTGGGGTGTTTTTTTATGGAAAAAACGAATGAACACAGCGAAAAAACTTTCAATCAGACTTGAAGCGGTGGGCGGCGACAAGGTTCGGCAAGAGTTCAAGAACATCGGCTCGGACGGACAGAAAGCCTTTCAGCGGATAACTCAGGTCATCACACCAGCAAACGATAACTTAAAGGTCTTGGACAACACAGCCAAGGCCTTTAATAATACCCTCAAACAGGCGGCATCGTTGGCCGGAGCCTACCTCGGGTTACGCGGACTGACGAACACTTTTAAGAGCATTGTAGAAACAAATAAAGAGTTTGAAAGACTTTCCGGTTCACTAAAAACAGTGACCGGCTCTGCAAAAGCGGCCAAAGAAGCCTTTACTTTGATTGAAGACTTTGCCACATCAACGCCATTCCAACTTGATGAAATCGTAGACAGTTTTATCCGGTTAAAGGCAATGGGCTTGGAACCTTCAATGGAAGCCTTAACCTCTTATGGTAACACAGCCTCTGCTTTTGGTAAGAACATATTGGAGTTTGTTTCGGCTGTTACCTCAGCAACTGTTGGTGAATTTGAAAGGCTCAAAACGTTTGGTATCAAAGCAAAGGTCGAGGGAGAACGTGTAAGGTTCATCTTTCAAGGCGTTACAACAGAAGTTGGTAAAAATGCGGCAGAAATTGAAAATTATCTTCGTTCCATAGGTACAATAAACTTCGGTGGTGCCATGGCCGAACAGATGAACACCATGGGCGGAACAATGTCAAACATTGAAGATACTCTTGCAAAAGTTGCGCGAACCATCGGTGAAAACGGATTAAACAAAGCAATCAAAGAAGTTCTTAATCAGTTTAATAATTTAGTATCAGGTACAGATAGTGCGGCTAAAACTATTGGTGAAACTTTAGCAAGCGCAGTAACTATCGCCGGTAAAGCATTCTTTACATTGGCCAAATACATTGAACCGATCATCACGCTCTTAACAGTCCGGTTGGGTGCAAGCCTGATTACAAAAGGAATAGATCTGTTAAAGGCAAGCGTTTATGCGCTGAATGGTGCGTTAATGGGAACCGGAACAGCCGGAGCCTCAGCCACACTCGGTCTTAAAATGATGTGGCAAGTTTCCAAAGTGGCCGCAGTTCAGATGTACGCAACAGCGGTGGCGGCAAAGGTTCTTGCCGGTGCAGTCGGAGTTTTGAAAGGAATTATGGCTCTGCTTGGTGGCCCGGCCGGGCTTGTCATGTTGGTTGTTTATGGCCTTTATAAATTAATAGATAGTCATAACGTGGCAAAGCGAGCGGCAAATGACCACGCGGAAACCTTAGGCAAACTTAAGGAACAGATGGCAGAAACGGTCAAGGAAACAAACAACCTTGTGACCGCGCAGAGCAAAAACCAAGCCATTGCCGAATGGTCCTATAAATTAAAGGTGGCAGAAAAGAACATCAAGGATCTGAAGGAAGAATTAAAAGATACCGGCGGTTTGTCGTTCTTTCAACGTCACGCGCCGAATATGTTCCTGAAGGAATACCAGGTTTTCGCAAACGATTTGGCGGATATTCTTTCGCAGTCAAAATACAACCTGGAGGAATACCAAAAGGAAGTATGGCGTTTGGCCGCTGAATATCCGGATTTTCAACCGCAGGCAAAAGCCATTCAGGAAAAGTTCCTGCTTTTGAAAGCGGCCGAGATAGATGCACAAAAGGCTCGTGATGAGTTGAAGTACATTCAAAACCCGGAATTAAGGCCGAAAGAAGAAAAGCCGGCAGTTCCGAAACCGCCTGTTCTGTCAAAAACTGACACATCAGCTTACGAAAAGACCATTGAAGACATAAAACAAAAGGTCTTTGAGCTCAAGGATCCTTATGATCAGGCCATGCAAAAAGCGGCCGAATGGCGTGATAATGCTTTGGTGAACCTTGACAGCACAAAAGCCGGTTATGAGGATTTCAAAAATGATGTGAACCGCGTTTATGATGACATGGTTAAAAAAGCCGGTGAAGCCGCTTTACAAAGTTCAAAAGACTGGAAAGACGGTGTAACCCGAGGAATGAAAAGCGTTTATGACGATGCCTCGGATATGGCTTCAATGACCGAAAGCCTGGCCAAGAACTCTTTCAAATCCATGGAAGATACGCTGACAAACTTTGTCATGACCGGGAAAGCGAACTTTGGAGACTTTGTTAACTCAGTTGTCGAGGGAATGGTCCGAATGGCCATGCAGTACGCTGTGATCAAGCCGATCATGGGCGGTGTCATGGGTTACTTCGGCATTCCGACAGCGCATACAGGAGGTGTCATTGGTACGGATACTTTATCACTTAAGGCTGTTAGTCCAAGTGTTTTTGAAAATGCTCCCCGTTTTCATACCGGGGGCTTGGTCGGCGGCGAGATCCCGATTATCGCGAAAAAAGGCGAAACGGTATTCACGCCGGGACAAATGAAAGCACTGGGCGCAGAACTCAATTCAAAACCTCCGGTTTACGTCAATGTGAATGTGGTCAATAAGGCCTCAGGCACAAGGACAACGGCAAACCCGACACGCGACATGAACGGTAATGTCAATCTGGACATCATCGTTGAGCAGATTGAGGGTGCAATTGGTAAAAACATCAGTAAAGGTGAAGGTTTATCGCCTATCCTTGAACAAAGGTATGCGTTAAACCCGGCCTATGGGAGTTATAGATGACAGTAATTTTTCCTGAAAAACTACCTTACCCGACCACAGAGGGATATGCGATAAAACCCGGTGAAGCTATTGTGCGAACCGATATGGAGGCAGGCCCGGCGAGACAAAGGCGGCGTTATGAGCAAACGCCGTCTAAAATTTCTGTGCGCTGGGTGATGAATAGAGAACAATTCTCGCTCTTTGAAGCTTGGTACAAATACTACGCAAAAGAAGGTGCTGAATGGTTTGTTATTACCCTTTTAGGCGGTCTTGGACTTTTGAAGCAAGAAGCTCGGTTTACTCAACAGTTCGAAGCAAAACTCCTGAATGGATACCTTTGGGAAATCACATCAGAACTTGAAGTACGTGACCGACCGACACTTTCGGATGGTGCGTTGGCAATTTTACTAGAAAATGACTTTGATAGGCTTTCAAGTGCGGTTAATAATCTGCACTATTTCGTTCATACGGAATGCCCGCAATATATTGAGGATTTATAAAAATGGCAAATATGGAAGAAAGATTACAAGCTGTTGTTTCGCAGGCTGAAACAGACGGCGCAAAATGGCATACAATAATTCATGGTAATAATACAACAACTGTCCCCACAGAAAACGGCAACGTTCCAACAGTGGCCAAACAGATGAAAGATGTGTATGACGAGGTTGTTAATGGCGTTATTGATTATATGACCGAGTGTCAGACGGCACGTGACGTGGCTATTCAAACAAAAAATGAAACGATCGCTGTTAAAAACGAAACTAACACAATTAAAGGAGATGTCACTACGCTTAGAAATGAAACCGAAAGTCTTAAAAATCAGTCGCAAACGGTATTTAATAATATCGCAACAGCGACAAGCTCGGCTGTTCAGACCGTTCAAATTGAGGGAGCAACTCAGGTGACGAATGTCCAAAGTGCGGTGGCAGAACAAGTGGCCGAAGCAACCAGTCAGGCAAATCGGGCCGAACAAGCTACTTCTACAAAGGTAAATACCGATTTATCAAACATCACTAAGGACACTATTTTTACTAAGATGTTTACGAAATATGTAAGCGGCAAAACGTGGTACAGGGTTTGGCCGGACGGCTGGATTGAACAAGGCGGCGAAGCGGCTGCAGGGACAAGTGTCACTATTACCTTTCCAAAGGCTTTCAAGAATACAAATTATACAGTGATAGCAACAACTATAGGAACAAATAGCGAAATATATGCGCAATGTATACAACGTACTTCTGCATCGCAAATGATAATTTATAACCGAGGCGGAAGTTCAAGCCAAGCAAAGTCCTGGTATGCGTGCGGTTACTAGGAGATACTTCAAATGAACATGGAAGAAAGATTGCAGGCTGTTGTTTCTCAATCGGAAACCGACAGTTCAAAGTGGCATGCAATTGTGCATGGCGATGACACGACAACTGTTCCGACCGAAAACGGGAATGTACCGTCTGTGGCAAAGCAAATGAAAGATGTTCATGACGAGGTTGTTAACGGTGTTATTGATTATCTGACTGAATGCCAAAATGCGCGTGATGTTACGCTTCAGACCAAGACTGAAACGATCGCAATTAAAAACGAAACGAATACTATAAAAAATGATACGGCGAGTATTAAAAGCGAAACTGAAAGCCTTAAAAATCAGTCTCAGGCCATTTTTAATAATATCGCCGCCGCTACAAATTCATCAGTTTTGACGATTCAAAACGAAGGGACAACGCAAGTTTCAAATGTCAGAAGTGCTGTTGCAGAACAAGTGGCTGAAGCAACAAGTCAAGCAAACCGAGCTGAAGCCGCAACAAGTTCGAAAGCAAACTTGGATTTTTCAAATATTGCACCTACTGCGGCGGCCAAAACAGGAATTATCGGTTGGATTGCCCCGGATTGGTCCCGGCGACAAGTCCTTTCTCTTAATACTGATGTGACTATTACGAAGTATGGGTGGGTTATTATGCGAAATGTTGTCTATAACAGTTCACTTTTGGGTTACATAAACGGCTATGAAGTATTCCATCAATACGGAAACTACGGACACTGGGAAGAATATAACAGTTTTTCATTTCTGGTCAGTCCGGGCGATGTTGTAAAACTAACAGGCGGAGAATTAACCTTTATGCCTTGCAAAGGAGTATAATATGCCAAATTTAGAAGAAAGATTGCAGGCTGTTGTTTCTCAATCGGAAACCGACAGTTCAAAGTGGCACACAATAGTTCATGGGGATGATACAACAACTGTACCGACCGAAAATGGAAATGTACCGTCTGTCGCAAAACAGCTAAAGGACGTGCGTGCCGAAATAATAAACGGCCTAGAGGATTATGTCGGTGACTGTCGCCAGGCAAAGGCTGACACATTGCAAATAAAATCCGAAACACAAATTATTAAAAATGAAACCAATACTTTAAAAGGGCAAACAAAAACTCTTAGAGATGAAGCGGAAACATTTAAGGATCTGTCGCAAACAACATACAACAGTATTGCTAGTGCAACGGCCGCCTCAATATCACAGGTTCAGTCGGAAGGAGCTGTTCAGGTTGCACTTGCCACAGCCCAAGCAGAAAGAGCTTTAGCCTATGCACAAAATGCGGCTCCGACACCGCTCGGCACAAAGCTGACAGTCCCAGCAAGTTCAAAAGTTCCAGACGGATATGAGCCGGTTTGGTATAAAAACACGATAACAAGAGCTCGTTACCCGGACTTTTTTACCCAGCTTGTTGATACAGACAGCCTCACTTTAGTGACGGAAGCAACATATGACAGCCAAGTTTCAACATACGGAATGTGTGCCAGCTATGTAAAGGTGGATAATAATACACTTATTTTGCCATTGTTGGTAAACTTTGCACGTGGCGGCACACCAACTCAGTTGGGAAGCGTTCAGAACGACCAAATGCAAGGTCACTGGCACGAAATGGTTTATCGTCAGGATTCAACATCTTCCGGTTACAGATCAGATATCTTCGGAACAGACGGTTATACAAGCGGTAGCTATTCCAATACTGGTGGTACAGATGAATGGATGCAACGGTTAGGAAATCGAAAAAATGATGCCCTTTGTGCCATAACCCCGATTACGGATAATACAAATGGTACTCCGAGAGTCGGTGCTGAAACAAGGCCAAAGGCTTATTATGAGTTGACTTATATCAAATGTGCAGATGTCAGCAGAACTATAGCTATGGAAGAGACAAGTGAGATAAGGAATCTTCTTTCTCAAATAAACAACACATTAAATAATATCCCACACATAGTTGAAGAACAAAAAGGAACTAATTGGTATATCAAATGGTCAAATGGCATTCTAGAACAAGGAGGAACATATGATAAAGGATCACAAGTTACAGATTGGAGCGTTAATATTACGATGAACGTTGCGTTCATTAACACAAATTACCAATTAAATTGCCAACTTTATAGATTGGATAATGCAACAGGCTCGATTAACAACCAAGTATTTATCATAAACAGAACATCGTCGATGTTTACTGCCAGGCCTTATGGTGATGGCTCATCCCGATATATAGATTGGTATGCACGTGGATACTGGAAATAATAGAAAGGAATGATAAGAAAATGCCCGATAGCACTTTATCAGAAGCACTAAAAGAAGCCTACGCTTCGGCTCCGAGTGATGTGATTTTATTGCACACTTTAGAGTTAAGGCACCCGACATTTGTTGATGACCATGGGAACTCGACAGCCATTCGGGTCGTGCGTGATCATATTAACCATACTTGTACGCTTGAAAACTCGGCTCCACTCAATCATGGAGAGGCTGTTGAGTTTATTGCCATGGCGTTTGATCTGGAATTGCCACCGGTCAACAACACGCCGACACCTGAGATTTCGGTCACGATTGATAACGTTTCAACTGAAATGATTGCTTATCTTGACCGGGCAATTGAAACACAGGATATGATCGAGCTGACATATCGGCCATATCTGTCTGACGACCTGACAACGCCGCAGATGGACCCGCCGATAACCTTGGTTATTACTGATATTCATGTGGACTGTTACAAAATAACGGCTACGGCCCGCATGATGGACATCGGTAACAAGTCATTTCCGAGTGAAAACTATACCGTTAAAAACTATCCGGGATTAACACGATGACACATTTTGCTTGTAAATATATAGGCTTGCCCTGGGTTGCCGGTGCGCAAGGCCCTGATGAATTTGACTGTTGGGGAATGGTGCGCTGGATCCTGAAGCACGAATACGGCATAGATGTGCCGGCGGTAAATGTTAATCCGGATAATCTTAGGAGCGTTTTAATCGCATTCAAAAAGGATCCTGCTTTCCGGGCGTTTAATGAGGTTGAAAAACCGCAAGACGGTGATGTTGTACTGCTTCGTCAGTCGAAACATCCGGTTCATGCCGGCTTATGGTTAGACGCAGACGGCGGTGGTGTTTTACATTGTTGCCGCGATGCCGGTGTTATCTTTCAAGACTTACCATCAATGCGCCTTTGCGGGTGGCAAATAGACAGCTATTATCGTGAGGTCAGTAAGAACGGCTCCCT